GTCGACTCGTGGTCTTGGTTCAGTCACTGAAAAAGCTGGTTCGACTTATGTCGGCGATGATTACACACTAATGGCTGTGGATGTAGTTTCTGATCCATCGGGTATTGATTGCTGGGTTAACGCAATTAATGAAAGTCAAGACTGGTTGATTACAGACGACGGACGAATTGTCGAGTCGATCAGAAAAGAATTGAAGAAGCAAAAACTGTCCGAAGAAAGAGCTCTCTCTATGTTCAGTAAGTTTTTACGCGATATCAAATAATCGTTGATGGAAGTAGCCCTCGTGGCAAGAATTCTTAAACACTAAATAATATATAACACAAAGGATATTAACATGTCTATTGAACAAAAAATTGCACAACTGATGGAAGAGGCTAAGAAGCTCGAGGCATCAGAAGAAGTTGTTTCTGTCGAAGAAGCAGCAGAAGAAACAACAGAAGAAGTTATTGCTGAAGAAAAGACAGAACAAGTTCAGAAGATCGATCTTGGCAATCTTTTCGAAGGTGAAGAGTTCTCGGAAGAATTTAAGTCTAAGGCAGCTGAGTTATTTGAAGCTGCCGTAGAAGCACGAATCAAGCAAGAAGTTGCTCGAATCGAAGAAGAAGTTTCACAGCGCGCAATTAATGAAAGTGCTGAGTTAAAAGAGGGTCTTGTTGATAAAGTTGATGGATATCTCGACTACGTAGTCGAACAGTGGATGCAAAAGAATGAGCTCGCCCTTGATCGTGGTATTAAAGTCGAAATTTTTGAAAGTTTCGTGAGCGGAATGAAGGATCTTTTTGAAACTCATTATATCGACGTTCCAGAAGAAAAGTTTGACCTAATGGAAAGCGTCGACGCAAAAGCAAAAACTCTTGAAGAACAAGTAGATTTTCTCACTGCACAAAACGTTGAATTACAGCAGAAGTTTAAGTTAGTCGCAAAAGAAAAGCAAATCGAAGAAGCTGCTAAAGAGCTGACCGATTTGGAAGCAGAGCGATTCAAACAACTCGCTGAAGAATTAGCGTATGATGATGAAGAATCATTCGGAAAGAAATTAGAACTCGTAAAAGAGAACTATATTTCGAAAGCAAAGCAAGCGAAGTCAGTCGTTGTTGAGTCAGTTGTTACCGACTCTCCTGTTGAACTGATCGAGGAAAAACAAGTCGATGCTTCGATGACGCGTTACATGAACGCATTCAAAGCACGATAATCAACTATTATCAAAAGGAAATAAAATGTCAACTCGTCCAGATCTAGTTAAAAAGTGGGCTCCAATTCTTGAGCACGCTGATCTTCCACAAATCAAGGATAACTACCGCAAGGAAGTTACCGCTGTTCTTCTAGAGAACCAGGAAAATGCTCAGCGCGAAGAGCGTCGTGCCCTGTTCGAAGATGCTCCAGCCAACTCTGGTGTTGCACCAGTTGCTGGTTCCAATGTTGCTGGTTTCGACCCAGTTCTGATTAGCCTGGTTCGCCGTGCTATGCCAGCAATGGTCGCGTACGACATGTGCGGTGTTCAGCCAATGACACAGCCTACAGGTCTGATCTTCGCAATGAAGAGCAAGTACTCTACGCAAGCCGGCACAGAAGCCCTGTTCAACGAAGCCAACGCTGGTTTCGCTGGTGACGGTACTGCTAACGGCACCAACCCAGGTGTTGGTGACAACACTACTGGTAAGGGTATGACTACAGCTGCTGCTGAAACTCTTGGTTCAACAAACGGCACCCCAGGTGGTACGTTCAACCAGATGGCATTCAGCATTGAAAAGACTTCGGTTACTGCAGTTTCGCGTGCTCTGAAGGCTGAGTACTCTGTTGAACTTGCACAGGACTTGAAGTCGGTTCATGGTCTTGACGCTGAAGCTGAACTAAGCAACATCCTGTCGCAAGAAATCCTGGCTGAAATTAACCGCGAAGTTATTCGTACGGTTTATCTGTCGGCTAAGCAAGGTGCTGAAGTTGGTACTGCTACTGCTGGTACTTTCGACCTAGACGTTGACTCTAATGGCCGTTGGTCAGTTGAGAAGTTCAAGGGTCTGATGTATCAAATCGAACGCGAAGCAAATGCAATTTACCAAGCTACCCGTCGTGGTCGTGGTAACTTCATCGTTTGCTCAGCTGACGTTGCTTCGGCTCTGGCAATGGCTGGTGTTCTTGACTACGCTCCTGCGCTGTCGTCGAACCTGAACGTTGACGAAGCAAGCAACACGTTTGCTGGTGTTCTGAATGGTAAGTACAAAGTGTATGTTGATCCATATGCTGCTAACCAAAATGCTGAGCAGTTCCTGTTGGTTGGTTACAAGGGTACATCGGCATTCGATGCTGGTATCTTCTACTGCCCATACGTTCCGCTACAACTGTATCGTGCTACAGATCCACTGACATTCCAGCCTAAGATTGCTTTCCGCACTCGCTATGGTATGGTTGCTAACCCATTCGCTGGTAGCAGCGTGACCAATGGTCTGGCTTCGGGCCAAAATACATACTTCCGCAAGATCAAGGTCACGAACTTGATGTAAT